TTATATAAATTGTCCTCTCCGCAAGACGGTCTACAAATTTTATCTTCCTGCGCCACATATCTTTTATGCAATGGTTTTTATAATCCAGTTGATGCAGATAATGCATTGAAGACTTTCTGCGCTGTGACATCTCACGCTGTCAGCGCGGCTGAGGAAATGGGCGAGACAATTTGGACCCGAGGGACGATACATTGATATGGGCCAAATTATCGATATGTTCGGCATACGCTTTGACGCGCAGCAGGCAATTGAAAGTTTAGACGCGCAAGACATCAAAGATAGCGCGAAAGAGTGCGAAGTNTTCAGCGAGTTTATNCGNCAAGCCTGGCATATCATCGAACCAGGATCAGANTATATTCACGGATGGCATATTGATTTCATCGCTGAACATTTNATGGCAATAACAAATAACGAAGTTTTAGATGATGGTTCTCTGTATAATCGTCTTATGATTGCCATACCTCCTGGCATGATGAAATCGCTTACAGTAAATGTTTTCTTTCCTGCCTTCGAGTGGGGCCCGTGCAACATGCCACACATGCGTTATATATGTATCTCGCACAGCCAAGAGCTGGCGATACGCGACGGCATCAAGATGCGCCGGCTCATCGAATCAGATTGGTATCGATCCAGGTGGCCGCANGTTCAATTACAGAAAGATCAAAACCAGAAACAGAAATTTGAAAACACATCGATGGGCTTTCGCCAATGTTGCGCCATCAACTCAATAACCGGNGCTCGTGCGGATCGAATCATNTGCGATGATTTGTTGTCGGTGTCTGATGCAGCATCTCAGCAAATCAAAGACACAACCAACCAGCAATTCTTCGAGGCAATACCGACGCGCCTTGTTAATCCAAAAGCAAGTTCAATCATTATAATACAACAAAGACTTTCAGAGGACGATATTATAGGATCAGTGTTGGATCGAGGTCTTCCATACGATTATATCTCCCTGCCAATGCGCTACGATCCGTCAAGGGCGCATCCAACAATGCTCGGCCTTGAAGACCCGCGGTCTGAGGAAGGCGAGCTCCTCTTCTCAGATCGCTTCCCGGAAGAAGTCGTCGAACGTGACGAGATCATCATGGGGCCGTGGGCGGCAGCCGCTCAGTTCCAACAATCGCCTGAGCCTCGAGGCGGCGGTGTCATCAAGCGCGAGTGGATCCCCACCTGGGACAGGGCAAACTACCCGCCATTTTCATATGTCATTGCAGCATTAGACACAGCCTACACGACCAAGACATCCAATGACCCGTCAGCCATGACTGTTTGGGGCGTCTGGTCTGGCGGCGATCAAACTGCCCAGGCGACAAGGGTCGCAACATATGATGGTTCTGTCTCAGCCCTCGAGCGCCAATACAAGGAAGAGCGCCCTCGCGTCATGCTCATGTATGCATGGGCAGAGCGCCTCGAGCTCCATGAGCTTGTAGAGAAGGTCCAGGAGACAATGGACCGATATGGCGTCATGAAAGTTCTTGTTGAAAATAAAGCTTCAGGCTACAGCGTGGCGCAAGAGCTGCGCCGCATATATGGATATGAAGATTTCTTCGTTCAGTTAGTCGACCCGAAAGGACAGGACAAACTGGCGCGGCTCTATAGCGTTCAGCATTTATTCGCTGAAGGCCTCATCCACGCTCCCGATACAACATGGGCTGAAATGGTTATAAATCAGCTGGCGGTATTCCCAAAAGCAAAGCATGACGACCTTGTGGACACNACAAGCCTTGCTNTAAAATACCTGCGCGACACGGGAATACTGCTCAGGGGCGCAGAGTATACAGCGCAACTTGATGAGAGTAGATTGNATACTNGCTCAGGCGATGAGCCTCTTTACCCAATATAATGAGAGAACAACAATGATTTATTGTAACGCTACTGTTGACGTTATTGACACGCCACCAGCCCATGGTCAGGGCCTCGGGAAGTTTAGAGTTGAGGTTTATGGACGCGAGCCCCACGACTATGTTAGAATTTATACAATCAACGCCAAAAGCGATGATGCGGCTGCCAAAGAAGGTCTTGACCGTTTTGTAGACGACATTTCCGCTCTATTAGCCAAAAAGGATTAGTCTATGCCAGTCGTCCCTGGTCTCGTTCACAATATACGGCAAATTGCCGNACAATCTCTCGAGNGCCTGGAAGGCGGCGGGGACGTTGAGGTTGAGATCGATGATGGCAAAGACAAGCCTGAAACAGACGACCGCGGGAATATTCTGCGAATTGAGCATGATGACGGATCTCTGAGCGTATCTCTTGATGGCGCCCCAGTTGAGCGTGCAAGTGACGCTGAGAGGGCNGAAGAATGGTTCAGCAANCTCGTTGACGACATAGANCAGTTCGAGTTGGGGCGCATTGCAGACGAGCTCCTCCGCGGCGTCCAAGACGACTTGGACAGCCGTCAGGAGTGGATTGAGGACAGGGCGCAGGGCATCAAGCTTCTGGGCCTAAAGATTGAGATACCAGGTCTACAGGGCGCAGCTGACGGCGCGCCTGTCGAAGGCATGTCAAGGGTGCGCCATCCTCTTCTGCTTGAGGCAGTTCTTCGCTTCCAGGCTAATGCGCGATCGGAGATGCTTCCAACGGATGGGCCNGTAAAAGTNAGAAAAGTGAAAGCGCAGAAACGACGCTTAAACAGGACGAGCTGGCGCATGCCCTCGAGACAGACCTNAANCATTATCTCACAGCTGTAGCGCGTGAATATTATCCCGATACCGATAAAATGCTTTTCATGCTTGGCTTTGGCGGGACAGCATTTAAGAAAGTTTATTTTTGTCCCTTACGCGGGCGCCCAGTAAGCGAGACGGTTGATGCTGATGACTTGATCGTCAATAACGCAGCCACGACGTTGTCTGATGCAAAGCGTGTCACGCATCGCGTTTATATGCGTCCTTCGACGGTAAAGCGCCTGCAGATCCTTGGCGTTTATCGCGATATAGATTTGGCAACCCCTAAACCTGATCAGCCAGATGCAGTGAAGCGCGAGAAGGCTGACGTTCAAGGTATAAAAGTTGATACATTCAACGCAGAGGATCGCGATCGGGAAATATATGAAATTTACTGCGAATTAGACATTGGTGGGTTTGAGCATAAATATAAAGGAAAATTGACAGGATTAGAGATTCCATACCGCGTAACAATTGATGTATCATCTAGAGAAATTCTCTCTATCGTGCGCAACTACGATGAACCAACTGGGCAAGAAGGTGATCAATTACCTGAAGCGCGAAACAACTTTGTTAAATATACGTTCGTCCCCGGTATGGGCTTTTACGATATTGGTCTACTGCACATCCTTGGCAACACTACTAATGCGGTGACAGCTGCATGGCGAGAAATGCTCGACGCCGGTATGTATGCAAATTTCCCGGGCTTCCTCATGGCCGATACAGGCGCCCGTCAAAACACAAATATTTTCCGCGTTCCTCCTGGGGGCGGAGCTTTAGTTAAAACTGGTGGAATGCCAATTAGTCAAGCTGTAATGCCGTTGCCTTACAAAGAGCCTGGCATGGCGTTGATGAACCTTTGCAACTCCATGGTTGAGACTGGCCAGCGCGTTGGCTCAACAAGCGAATTGCAAGTTGGCGAGGGACGGGCAGACGCTCCAGTTGGAACGACATTGGCTCTGATTGATCAGGCAACAAAAATACTTAACAGCGTCCACAAGCGCATGCATGCTTCCCAGGCTGATGAGTTTGAGTTGATTGTGCGTTGCTTCAGAGAGCACCCAACTTCTTTCTGGGGCAAAAACAACAAAGCAGCGCAACGCTGGAATGAGCAGCAATTTATTCAGGCCCTGGACAATTACGATCTTGTCCCACAGGCTGATCCTAATACTGCAAGTCAGACCATGCGACTGATGAAGATCATGGCTCTGAAGCAACTCCAGCAATCAAATCCTGCTTTGTATGATTCAAAGCAAATTGATCTTGCTGCGATGAAAGCTATGGGTTGGAACAATCCAGAGCAGTTCTTGGCGCCAGCCGAAACGCAGGGACAGATACCTCCGCAAGTTCAGCAGGCAATGGCCGAGCTCCAGATCCTTAAACAGGAGGCTGACGCTAAAAGCATGGTTGCCCAGGCCTCCGTTCAAGAGGCGCAGGTTGATGGCCAGGCCCGCATGTTGGATGCACAGACAAAGCATTTAATGGCGCAGGCAAAGATGCTTGAGGCGCAAGCCAAGTCAGGCGGAGATGGCGGGCAGGTCCGCGACGTTGATGCTGAAGTTAAGTTAATGGATGCCGAGACGCGCCGTCAGGATTTGCATTTGAAAGCAATAAAGATGGGCGT